TATATTTCTTTTCATTAAACATATCATTACCTCAAAAAAGTATCTCTATCTCTTATATTATACCCACTCTCAAGCATTTTCTTCTATTCTTTTCTTGAATATTTTATTAGATTTTCTATATTTCTTTTTTGATTTCTTTTCCTCTACGATATCAAAATAGCCAGAATCTAAATATCTTTTTGCCCTTTCTTCATCCCCGACTACTACGAATTGATTAGGTTGGAAAATACCTAATCCAGTTATCTCTAACTCACTATTGCAGTTATATTTTAATAACATAAAATCACCTTCTTTTTATTCCCTGGTAACAAAGCTCTGCCTTAAAGTTATTTTCATGTCAATTTCTACCCCCCTGAACGGATAAGAGCTAAAATCGAATCTGGTATCTGGGAAGCTAAAATATAGACATTCTCCATCCAGGTCTATATGAGCACCCAGGGCTTTTTTAATATCAAAATTTAAATCAAGAATACCCTTATTGGTGGCATCCCCGACTATCTGCTTATCTACATCAAAGATTTTTATATACCCGAATATGGTTGCAGTAAAATTTATCTCTGTATTGTGGGGCATGGTTACCGCCTCTTCCGGTGCATTGGTAGGCTCCATAATAATACAAGGAAAATTATTAACCGGGATGTTTTCCCTAGTCCCTGAATAAACTATTTTAATATAATCTTTTAAAACAATGTCCTTTTCTAAAATGGTTTTAATCTTATCCCAGATATCCTCTAATTTCATCTGGTTATCTCCTCTAAATATTCGGTAAAAATATTAACTATATTCTTCTTATCATCTTCCTGAAAAAGTAAAAATTTACGCTGGGGTATCTTGGCCATCCTTTCCTTTTGGTGAACGTGCATAGCAAAAACATCTTCCCCGGTGCCCGGATCAACCCAGTGCAGAGCCTTCGCTTTTATCGGATAAATATCTCTTGCTGGGATTTTAATAGAACCACCCTCTTGATGAATTCTCATATAGTCAAGATTAGTTCCGATTTGTACTTTTTGATTAGAAACTATTTTATAGACAATAGAAGTTTTTCCACGTCCGGTATCCTGTAGGATCTTCGCTCCCTTTCCCTTTTTTCTCCGCATGGCAATAGTCATAGGGGAAAGTGGAGCCCATTTTTTAGGTCTTCCTTCACTTCGGAAATTTTTATCTACAGAAGATAACATTAGAATGCCAGCTCTTTTTAATGGAATCCTCAAATCCTTAGCCTTTTCACCAGCTTTTTTCAGAAGCTGTCTGACTTTCTCGTCTCCTTTAATTTCATAATCGATTAATGCGCCGGTCATATAATTCTCCTCTAAATAAAATTCATTGCAAGTTTATTTATCTTTTTCATATTCTTCCCTGTTTCTAAGCAATGAGAAATACTCTGATGAACTTTCTTTGGTATATAAACAACATCATTTTTATTTATATGATGAGCTTCCGAATCTTCAAAAGGTTTATTTAAAAGTTTAAACCCTAAACTTCTTCTCTTATTATAATGCCTTGCATCTAACTTTTTTGTCTCTTCTGGATACTCTAATCGATATTGCTTCTTATATTCCAAAATCTGCCGATGATTAGCTTCATAATGTTTTTTCTTACATTGTTTTATTTTCTTTCGACGTCCTATATTATATTGTTTTTGCTGTTGTAATATCTGCTCTCGATGTTCCATATAAGATTGTCTTTGTTCCTTTAATATCTGTTCTTGGTTCTCCAAATAATGTTGTCTCCTATATTGTAATCTCTGCTCTCGATGATTCATATAATATTTTCTACAAGCCTCTAAATGTTTTTCTCTATTTCTCATTTATCACTCCTAACGCTTATATTATACCATTTTCAAACGTTTTTAGTCATCGGCTAAATCCTCTAATTTATTAGGATCGGTTTTCCAGTTAGTCTCATCCCTTTCATCAAAGGTCCGTTTATAATCTTTAGTAGAAGATTGAACAGCCCCCACTTTTAAAGCAATACCTTCAATCTGTAAAGTACCCGCAGCAATCTTTTCAAGGGTATCTTTGGCCTCTTTATATTTATCGATCCAAACATTTATACTGGGGGTCTTTCCTGAATATAATCCCCGCATAACATAATAGGAAGCAATGTCTTCGGCCAAAGATTTTATAATAGCCGGGGTAGCCCCCAAAGCGTCAAGGGCAGCCAATAGATCAAATGAAAAAGCTGCCCTTATTTCTGCGTCAGCTTTAATAATAGCTTTATTCACTAATGCTTCATGAACATCAGTCGCTTTCATATTCAAATTAGTTAAAACGTCAGTATCTTCACAAAAAGCCATCTAAACCTCCCTTATTATTTATTAGAGGGAGAGAACATAATCCTCTCCCTCTAATTTTATTTATTAGGTTATTGCTGGTTCTATTCTGTATCCACAAGCAGCACAAACTATTTTCTCAGTTTCTTTATTGCCCACTTCAAACCAATCAGAATGTTTCGTTTCTATTCTTGCCCTTCTGGTTTGAAATTTTTGCGATTGGAAGGTATAACCTAAAGAGAATTTCTTTAATCCGGGTTTAGGTTCTACATAAGCCAATATGGCATTCTTGCCCCAGAGATAAGATAAACTTTCAGGCTTCCCTTCTTTGGCTGTATTATAACCAGCTTTACCGACTATTACCTTTTCTATTCCGAATAGACTTGCCATAAGATCAGTAGTAAGTACACCTTTTTGACTATATTTAATCAGTTCCAAAATCTTGGGATGATGTTTTAATTTATCGTAAACAGCCTTTCCTAACAGCAATACATTCGGTTCTCTGAAGATTATCGAATGTATAGCAGCCTTCCCGATTTCAATATCAGTTATTGGATCAGTAGCGGCCCCATCAGTATAATCAGACCAAACACCACTCGTAGGACCATGTTTCGTTAAGTTTGCTTCTAGTATATCTTTGATCCTCATCTCTAAACCCAATTGAAGGATATCAGTTATAAATTCTGTGGTATCTACTTCAAGATTCAGAGGTTTGTCTGCATTATCTCGCTCTTCATCGTCGATAAGACTATTTAAGGCATATTCATTGCAGATATAGCCATCATGAGTTACTTTCCAATCCACAGTTCTTGAATCAGTCTTAGGAGCTCGCAAAGTTACGGGAATTCTAAATCGATCAGCTTTTGAATTATATATATAATATATATCAGATTTCTTTTTTACCGGCACAACCGGCATTAATTGCAATCCAATAAAAGCCTCATTACTATATTTTATGGAAATATTAGTTAAAATTTTGTCAATATGAACATTTTTAGGTTCTGGCATTTATTTTCAACTCCTTTCTTTTATCAATTATTCATTATTATTTGACAGTATGATTATACAGAAGCAGGAGCGTACATGTGTGTAATTAAAACTTCTATTATTTCATCTGCACTATCAGCAGCCTCCAGAGCTATTGCTCCGATATGTTCGGCAGGATCTTTAGCCACTTTGCCTTTTCCGCTATCATCAGAGACTATCAATGCTCCTTTATTGTATCCTCCAAATGGGCCTTCTACGGAGCATTTTACGCCCATTACTAATTTAGAAGTCCCCAATAATCTTACTCTGACAGCTTGACCTTCTGGGTCAATCGTATCCCCCTTAGTATCAGTTTCACTCTGTAAAATTCCGATAGATACTGCTTTATCACTATCACTTACGACAACATCGCCATCCCCATTAAGTTTTACAAAATGATACTTCTTATCTTCTAAGTCTGCACCAGCTTTAAAAGTTAAATCTAAAACACCGGCATCTTGAGACATTATCTAACACCTCTTCTCAATTTAATATTTATTTTTTCTTTTTTTCTTCGGTAGAATCCAGAACAGCTAAGACAGCATCTCGATAGGATATGTCTTTATGCTCATCCATGTATTTCTGGACCTTCTTTTCCCCCGGAGTTAATTTATCTTTGCCTTCTTCCTCTTCCTCTTCACTCTTGCTTAATTCAGCAAATATGGAATCGGAGAAATTAGGTTGAAGCTCGATAAATTTTACCAGTAATTCCCGCTGTGAAAGTTCGGTCTCTTTGTCATCTACCGTAAACTTGATCTTCTTTTCGTCAGAAGTGGACTCTACAAGAGCCATCAAAACTTCTTTCTGTTTAGGTAGAAAACGGATGTCTTTCTCGGAGCAGTGATCGTCAATAAAGGTTTTAATTTCGGCTTCCCTTGTTTCCTTAGAGATTTTGTTTAGTTTTTCCTCTGCTTCTTTTGATTTTTTCTCTTCGGCTTCAAATTTTTCTTTGAATCCTTTAGATTCCTCTTTCTCTTTATCGATAGTTTCCTTCTCCTTTTCCAGTTTCTCATAATCTTCCACTGCGATAAATTTCTTACCTTCTACTTCGGTGATCTTGATTCCGTTTGGCATAATATACTCCTTCCTCTCTTTAGATTTTTCTATATGTGGTTGTCCTGGTCCGGGACGTTCGACCCTCCTCATTTGCCCGCCACATTCGGGACATTTTATCTCATCACAATGTTTATCACTGGTCATTTTATGACCACACTTAATACATTCACAATTATATTTTTCTACTTTTTGATATATAATTAAATTGGCATCCTCATTAAAATCATACAAGGCAGCAATATCTTTTAAATTGGTTACTGCCGGTAAATCAGCACCTAAAAAAGCTATGGCCGAAAGGACTTTATTATATTTCTTTTTGGTGCTGGGCTCGGTATAACCGGCTAAAATCTCACTTGATATCCTCTTATATGCTCCATTTTTGATTAATTGATATAATACCTTAGGCACTTCCTTTATGTCCACTAAAATTTTATCCCCTGCCCTCTTTAATTTGGTGATCCAGCCACCAGCGGGCAATCCCGTTCTTTGTAATAGCGCCTGCTTATCATCATGTCCTAATTTTACTTTCGGCTTTAATTTATCGATTATTTCATTAGTGCCGCTTACGATATCATCAAGGTCCTTATCGGTTATTTTATTGCCTTTCCATACTCCAATACCAAATACCTCAATATCTTTTAGCTCGTAGGTCTGGGAATAATTTTCCAATATTGCCAATTCCAGAGTGCTTAAATTCCCCTGTGTTTCGGTTTTAATCCAGTTACCCTCTTTATCCTTTTTCCAACCTGCTTTTTTAAGACCGGCCCAGGCTGTAGCATTGGCTAGACCTTCTCTGTCAGCTCTATCTTTATATTGCTCATAAGCATTATTATAAATATCAATCCAAGTTTTCTGGGCTTCTGCCGGTAAACCTTTTATCCCTTCCGGGATATTATCCGGATACTTGTAAGGCATATAACTCATCTCCTTCCAAATTTATAAAATTTTTAGGCTTTATGGCCATGATCCCCGCCTTCTTTTCCTTAGATATCGGGGTAAATTTTTCATATTTAGTTACCGGGACAATCGTTCCCCTGCACTCATAATGATTAGGTGGTTTTATCCTGGCTAAATCAGGATCGCCTTTTTCAAATACCTGGCCATCCAACCGCTCACATATCTCGGTAGTCCTATCATCCATAACAGAGGAATAGGCAACCGCCGGTACAAAATCCCCCACGTCCGGATCGTTCATCATGGCCCAGCGCCCCTCATTATAGGCATCGCTAAAATTGGTTCTTACTACATTTTCAAGGTGCCAGGGAGTTAATTCTCTCCCGGTTTTTATCTCTATCGCAGTAGTCCCGATATATTCTTTAAAAAATCCATCCAATTGAAACATTATCTCTGAGGTAGTAGTCCCGCCTTTAAGACCGTTATATAAGATCGCCCTTGCTTCTTTTAAGACATCATCTCTTATCACTCCAGCAATCCAGAAGGATTTATTATTTAAATACTGCAGAGCCTTTTTAGGTGGCAACCCAGGGACTATATCAATAAATTTCATTTTACCCAGTTCGCTCTTTACTTCTTCCCGGCCATATTGCCATAAATCTCTTAGGTATTCCTGTATTTTATTCTTTAATTCTCCGACATAAGATAATTGTATTTTTTCAATCTGGGAAGCTGAATTAGTTTCAATGATCTTCTTTCTTAAGATATCTTTTTTAAGAGCTTCCTTCTGTTTATTTATAATCTTTATAAGTTCTTCTTT